CTTCTTCTTCACCTACTCTCTTACGCCACTTCTTGATACCTTCTTTAGCGTAAATACTAGACACAGTAGTAACGGAAGGATACTTCTTACCTTCTGGAGTAAGATAGTATCGCTTTCCGTCTACTGTAACTCTTTTGAGTTTATCTATTTTATAGGGATTGTTGTGGACGAACTTCATTATATTTTTCTTTTGCCATAATATATTCTTTAACTAAGCCAGATCTAACAATATCGTCAAAATCAAACTCTACTCTGTTAAAGTAATACATTCTATCTAGTATCTGCATAAACTCTTTTAAACCAGATTGATCGTAGGGCTTGTTTAAGTCTGTTTGTCTAAAGTCACCACAAAACACGACTCTTGTGTTGACACCAACCCTGGTTATAATGCTATCGAGTTCATGAAAAGTCATATTCTGACATTCATCTACGATAACAATACAATCGTCTAATGTTGTGCCTCTAATAAAAGATGTAGAGATAAACTCTATCATTCCTTTTGCTTTGAAGAGATCGTAAGCATCTCCTCTGTTTGCTATTTCTGAGCATATCGCTTTGTACGGCTGCTCATATACTGCTGTCTTTTCGTGTTCTTTACCTGGAAGAAAACCAATGTCTCTAGTTGGTACAACCGACCTTACTATAACTACTTTCTCTTTATTGTCATCTCCATACATTACATCGTCAAGAGCGAGATACAGCGATAAGAATGTTTTACCTGTTCCTGCTACCCCGTGAAGTAATATATTATCTCCGTTGTCGTATTGTGCAAACACTCTACTTTGGTTTGCGGTCATAGGTTCGATTTGTTTCAGTTGCAATTGCTGTTTCTGCTTAGTTTGAGCTTTTCTTTTTCTTCTCTTGTTGAATTTTAAAATGTCTTTCTCATTCTGTACATCATAAAAATCTTCTAGGTACTCGACAGCAAGATTTCCCATTAAACAGCTCCTATGTGGATTTTAAACCGGCGGTCTCCCTCCATTTTTTAACAGCATTCCTAGTTCCTGCCGCTTTTATAGATTTTGAGCCATAACGATCCGCCAAATCACTTGTTGGATGCGCTTCAGCTATTCTAGCAAGATTTTCATTCCAACCCTGATCATTCTTTGGCCCACTAGTATACTGAGTACTTACGATACTCGGGGCTTTATCGATGATAGTTACGATATGAGGGTTTTCAGCGAGGAAGGCTTCGCGATCGGAATAAGAACAAATCTCATCCCAGATCTCACCGGTGTTATTGTCTTTAAATGTATATGTTGGCATAAGTCTCCTTATACACTTTTATTTAGGTATGCCACTAGTTCGTCCAGGAACATTCCGCGTATGTTAGGAGAATAAAATTTGTGAGTTTTAAGCTCATCTATTCTTGGAAGAGCTAATCTAAACATAGCAACATTATTCTTTTTAGCAAACCAATCAAGATACTTGGCTCTTCTTACACCATCTACCAAGCTCGTTCTAGTCTCTGGACCATAAGCGTTTGTACCGTCATACATGTTATCTGTTGCAAGATCGTTTTGTATAATGAAGTCAAAACCAATGCAGATAAGCTCTCTATGACCGTGCTTCAAAGCCTCAATCATAGCATTCATACCTGCATTAGATCTTAATCTGGTAAATGGATTAAACTCTGGATGCTCAAACTGCTCTTCCATCACAGGATGAATGAACTTTTCTTTTGGAAAGTCGCTAGCTTGAATTTCTTCTGTTATCTTGTCATCAATAGCAACAAGATAATCTGGCTCAAAGTCTCTATATAAGGCATTGCAGCCGTATATCTTACCATGTTTACGAAGTTGTTCCAGATCAAATCCATCACGCGATTTTCCGTTTCCAATAATAAAAGCTATACTCATGACCAACCTTTCGTTTCGTCTGGAAATGCCTCCATAACCAGTTTCTTAGTGATTGACTTGAATGGTATTTTTTTATCTTTAGCAGCAATCAGTAACTTAGCATCGTTACGATCAACTGCCTCTAACATTTCAATAAACATAGTTTCGCGACGAAGCGGCTTCATTGCATTACCTTGTGGTGTATTAACAAAGTACTGCAGACGTCTGTAATCAGCTTTTAGTACAGATTGCACATCTGCTTCTTTAGCAGCTGGACTATAAGGAGGTGCACCTTCTGGTAGCAACCACTTCCAACCAGGATCAAAAGCAAAGTCAAGTACAACCATTAAAGCTTTATGTTTACCATAATCTTGAAGTAAGGATATCTTTTTTGCTTTTGTCTTCTCTTTATCGACATTCTCAAGCATTTCATATACGCTAAGATTCATTAAAATTCACCTATTGAGTCCATTAAGTTATTAAGTTTTCTACTAACAAAGAAATTAAATAAACCACTTCTGTCATTTACCTTGTAGTTATCGTAGATATCAAGAATCTTACTTTCAATCTCTTCCGGTATCATAGTTAGGTCTACAAGTTGTCTATTGCGCATCCAGTTACGTTTGTGTTCTTCCTTAGCAAACACATCGCTATGTTCGATAGCGTTAATATCTATTCTAGCGATCTCATGTATCATATTTCTACGCACAGGCTTCTGGCGGCCGCCATCTACAAAGACACCATCAGGCGAGTTAATGTTTGGTATACCGTCACCTCTGTCGCCTTTGATAATATGCTCTTTAAGATAGATTTCTGGATTCTCATGCCGTACAAACTTCTTGAGTACAGGACTATATTGCTCTACGTTTGGATTAGTATGCAGTTGAATAAAGTCTTTGTCACTGGACAGGATAAGAATCTTTTCGTCTGTTACATGATGTACGAGAGTTCCGATAATATCATCAGCTTCTGCTCCTTCTACAAGAAGAGTCTTATACGGAAATGTATCAATAAGCTCTTGTCTTACCGTATCCAAAGTACTAAACATAGTAGCCCAATCGACGCCAGATGCTTGCCTATCTTTTTTACGACCTGCTTTATAGAAAGGAAATACTTCTTTTCGCCAGTAACGTTTACTGTCACAGCAAAGAACAAGCTCACCATAGTCTTCAGTAAACTTTTGCCGATAGTATCTAAGTGCGTTAAGAATCATATGCCTAAGCATACTTTCTTCGAGAGGGATATTTGTATGAGCACCAACTTGCATCATAAAATTACTGATAACAATCTGGTTAAAGTCAACCAATATCATAATATTACTCCATAATTTTTTAGTCAATATGATTATATAGTCATATGATCAAAAAGTCAACTATCATTTTCATCAAGCATTTCATGGAGTTTATGCTGGATTTTTTGGAGGGGATGAGCAACACCGAGGTTCCTCAGTAAACACGATTTGAACGATTCCATAACGAAGATAAAATCTTCTAAAAATTCTTGACTGTCGACATCAAAACCCTGCTTGTGCAGACTGTACAATATTTTTTCACCATAATGCTCTGTCTGTTTTTCTGCATACAGACATTTCTTTTGATATAGTATCTCTGCTTTCTTTTCAGCAGCTGCTTTCTCTACTGTTCTTTGAACAGGAAACTGGATTACGTTTGACATAGCATTATTTATGTCAAACATCTCCCATATGCTTTTCGTATGTGGTGCCGAGGTCAGGGTAGTAAACGCCCGCGGTTCTTTTAACTAAACCTTTCTTAGGACCTTCGTGATAGTAAGCCTTAGCATAGCATACATCTTTTACTCTATTCTCTCGATTTTCACCCCAAAAGAGATCAATCCAGACCCCTGTTCTCAGGTAGTTCTCCATATTGTTAATGTAGCTATTAGTTGATATATACTTTGCTTCAGCCCCTTTCTCTCCACGTCTGACAGCCTGTCTATGACGCTTCAGCAAATCTTTTTGATGTTTAATGTAACCTTTAACATTAGATAAGCTCCATGGTTCATCAGGATCTAGTGCTAGAACATCGTCACTTACATTCTTATATTGAGGTGGATTCTCTCTTAAACGTTTTTCTCGTGCTGCAGCTAAACGGTCAGAGGCCGCCTGCTTTTGTTCAGGAGACAGCTCACGTCTGCGTCTATACTTTTTAGGCTTTTTGTCCGAGGATGCCACGAATTAACCCCTCCCATTCCTTAGCACGTTGATCCCAGTTATAGAATGTATCGGTATAGTTCTTTTGTACAGCTAATCTGGTCTGAAAGCTGTTCTCATTATTATTTACCACATCAATAACAGAGCTTAGTGCATTGGCAAAGATGTTAACATGCTCCTGAAGATCTTCGTGCCATTGATATTGGAATGCAAAGTTAGCAGTAGTCTCAGGTAGCGCTGCATAGTTAGGACATACAATAGCACATCCTGCAGACATAGCTTCTATAGCAGCAATACAAGACGTCTCTTGCCAGATGGATGGATAAGCAAAAATATGAGCCTCTTGTAGTGCTTTCCTAACTACGTCGTTCGGTTGGTAGCCGTGGTAAGTCATGTTCGGGTTAGACTTAATGCGCTCAAAGAGCTGTTTATAAGGCTCATCCCTCTGAGGCCACCCATATGCCTCAAAAGACGAATATACATCAAGATGAATATTATCATGATGCTTTTCTAAAAACTCAAATGTCGGTACTAGTAGTTCTAATCCTCTATGTGGTGTAGTATGGTATATGAGCTTTATCTTTCCGTCTAATGATTTAGGCTTCCAGGGTATTGGCTCAATAGCGTTTCTTAGTACAAGTGACTCAGAATAAGGTACACCCATAGCAAGATTATAGGTATTAAACTGATAATTAGATACAAATACAAGCTTGTCAAATCTTTTTCTTGACTCTTCTTCTCTGAGATGTACAGCTTCAGGATCATTAAATAAGTCATGAAGCCAGAGAATAGAAGGACGATGAGTGTCAACTTCACGTACACGTGAGCAAATTATCTGAACTTCGTCTTTGATGTCATCAGGTAAGCGCTCATAGAGACCATATTTCATCATCTCTGTGCCGCCCATAGCATCTTTCGAAAGCTCATCGACAGTAACACCGCTACTACTTTCGTTAAGGCTAAAACCTACGTTATCTTCTTGAGGTTCAGATTCTACTATATTAAGTTTTGTCATTCCGATTCTCTTCCTAAGCCTGTAAATATACTATATGAAACTCTTCCACCGTCTTGTATGTTCTTATCTGTTATTGTTACAGGTGTTGCACAATGTTGAACATGACTCGGAAAAACTACGCCTGTATTATTTTTTATTTCAACAGTAACATCATAATCACTAAAATAAAAATCACCACCAGTAAAATTTTTTGGTTCTTTATAAAAGAAAAAGACTGCTGAAAAAATGCTACTATCCTGGTGAGATTGATATCCTTCTTCGTCTGTATCGTAATATTGAAGTAAATGTCCATCCCAATTTAATCTACTACTGCTTGCGTACGTGCTGTCCGATGGTAAGTGTCCTTCAGTAAACATGTGAGATAAATTATTAAATAAAAGTCTATTAAACGTGTCGTAAATTAAAGGCATTGGTCTAGCCTCTGTAATGAAAATACCTTTATTTTTTTTAAGCGGTCTTCCTCTTGAATCACGAGCAGTACCAGTTGTTGTTCCATCACCAAAATGTGGTTTAAAATAACTAAATGTATTCCAAAAGAGATTTATTTCTTTATCGTTAAGGGCATTATCTATTGTTATATAATTAAGCCCGTTTTCAGTCTTATAATTAAATTCAGTCATTTATATCTTTTTTCTATAAGTGTGAAATAGTTTTTCTTCAAGCTCTCTTGCTTCTACTTCCCATGGCACATCGTAAAAGTTATCATCGTTAACTATAATCATTTCTTTGTACCAGAGATGATGATGAACTGGGGTATATCTTTCTTTGAGCTGTCCTTTTACATACTGCTTTACATGCACCATTTCGTGTATGACGGTTTTAGTTAGCTCGTCACCTTCGAGATCTTTGTTTATTTCTAAAATAAAAGATTTCGGACTAATGTTAGTATCTGAATATTCGCAAAAACCATCTGCTGTTGACTTGGTAACATTAACTTCAATCTCTAAACCCGTCCAATCTTTTTCATTGAGCATTTCAAGGACACAAAAGCGAATTATGTTTTCTATGTGAAAACGTTTTTTAGATTTTAACCTGTTTGTAAACTCAATGTACATTACAGAAGTTTTCTTTCAAGCCATCCATTTTCTACTAAACGCTCTACAAAATGAACTGCTTCGTCCGGCTTCATAGTTAATGTTTGGACTTGGTTACCATTACGTGTTTCTGTTACTGTAGTTGCTCCTCCAACT